TCTTAATTAAGTATTGAGTGCTTTCTTTGTACAGTTTATCTTTAAGAGGGAATAACACTTGTGCACCAAAGTACATTGTATCACTATATGGTGATAGCATACCTTCTTTTGGTGTAAAATCACTCAACACACCGTTATGGGAGAACCCAATATCTGTAAACACATCAGTTTCACGCATTGTTTCAAGATTATCACTCAAAACAAATGGGTGGCAACATTCTGGAGAGATTTTACCAGATGTCGCAATTCTAAAGTGAAATACACGGTCCCTATCTGTAGGTAGGTCCTTGACTGCATTCCAAAAATCATCAAAATTCATAAAACCCTTACGAATGTGAACTTTCTTTTTGTTATCATCGTAAATCATAAAACCCGCTCCGTCAGGATTATTGACGAAGCAATTTCTGAATTCTTTCTCTGATAACTCTGTATACTTAGATGCATAAGCAATAACGCACATTATTTTGCCTCCTTTAATAATCCTGTTTTTTGTAATACATTACGTAACTCAATGTATTTTTTATTTTTTGCGATACGAGCGATGTTACTCCAACCAATATAGCGTATAGAATTCATATTCGCTAAATCTGTAATGACGTCAACAAATTGAATATAAGCATGAATTCGTTCTACATCTTGTGTGGAGCGGAACATGCGGAACTCTACAGTCTGACTAGGACAAAGATTAATTGCACGATATTTTTCGTTTTCATCTTTTGCCACAGTATAAATTTGAGATAACTCCTTGACTGTCATTCCATACTTTTGGCACCAATTACTATCTTCATTAGTTCGACAAGCGAATAACATTAATGTATCAAAATTGTTTTCAACAAACCTGATAATTTTTGCGATTTCATTGTTGCCTTTGAAGAAATTACGATTTACATGAATATGTAAACCTGAGTTTGCACTAGATTCACCATGTAAATCTTGCACACGTTTAAAGAATTTATCATAGTCGATATTACTTAAATGGAATTGAGGTGTACATGGGTGAGTAACGAACTCCATTCCGTCATGTAATGAGCCGTCGTGTTTAGCATAGACAATTTTGTTTAAATCACCAATAATCAAATCAGCTCTTTCATTACTTTCGCCACAACGGTGGAATTCCATTTCAATACCAAGAAATTTCTTGCCTTCACCATTAAACACTGGCTCTGGTTTGAAATTGTAAGAATGTAAGCCAGTCAATGGAGCTGCACTTTGGGACGAATAATATTTATTGTTTGAATGGCGATAGAACTCATTACGTCGTGCCTTACTAAACTTCTTGCCCAAATCTTCTACAAAAATAAAGTCTTCTTCAGTTGCACCATATGTACCATTATGACATACAAGTCTGTCTTTTACGCTAGGGTGGAAATAAACTTTACCAGTACCAGAAATATAACCTTCTATCATTTCTGTTTTCAATCCTGTTTGATGAGATATAGGACATGTAACAATGAATTGGTCTACTAATACCGGGTGTATACCCGATTGTTTAACAATGTCACGTTCATCTGCAATATAGAACGGCACGCCAGTAACCTTACAAATGGCAAAATCAGGATAATCCACAAGTTTATCTAACTCATCAAAACCAATGTATAGGTTTTCATAATCTTTGCCAAGAATTAAGTGGAAGTTTTGAGGGTTATACCAATTACCACTGACAAACGATTTCTTAATGAACTCTGGTTTGTCATCTTTATTAATTCGCATGATACCCAGTTTTGTTCTGACTATAATAACATCATTACCTAATGATTTACCTGTTATAGCACAATGCGTATTAATATTACCAATTACTTCTGTATCATCGTCTACTACTAAGATTTTACTGTCGATAGCAGCACAGTAGTAATATACCACATCGCCACGTGTCATAACAGTTAAGATATTGTTATATCTATCTTTAAGGACTTGACCAACATGGTATTGACATTTTCTATGTGTGTCTGTAGTGCAACCATAATTAATAACAGTTCTACCTGTTACTTTTTCAACTACTAATGCACTATCAGTAGGTGTAATTTGTAATTCAGAAGGTAAAAGAACAGTACATTCATCGGCTAGAAAAAAATCACGTGAATCATTACTAGCACATAAATATCCATATTCTCCTTCATGGTTATAACCATCGCCAATTACACGATAAATACTACGTCCGTGTTTAATTTTGATGCCTAATGTAATCATTATAACCATTCCCCCTCTAACATACGGTCAATATCAATAATATTAGATGGTTTTCTGCGGAATTCTTTCTCTGTATAGAATGGATTGGCATAAACTTCGATAGTGCCATCAACACCATCTGCTGTTCTACCAACTTGTGTTAAACAATCTGATAGGGTACGTGTTTTCATAGCGTAAGCTATAGGATAAAATCTTCTAACCATTTTGTTAGGCATTAAAAATACCACCTTTCTTTAACATTAAACCTAAAGAATTATACCACATAGGATGTAGAATTTCTTTATTACTACTGAAATAGCGTTTTATTTTTAACACATCAAACGATTTTAATTGTTTCTGCCATACATCATTTTCTGACGTAAACAATGCAATTTGACATTTTGGTAAATCTTGTGCTAAAGTTGTAGAGGAAATTAATCGCTCTACAAACCCTACTTTGTGTTCACCATCATTATAATATCTGGCGGCACAAAGTAATCCATTAATAAACACAAGCCCAATAGTAATTGTCTTATCACTACTAATAATTACAGTCGGTACATCTTTTTTAGCTTTATCCCTACATAATTGATAAAGCCCTTCACCATAATAACTAATGCTACGAAGGTCGGTACCAAATCGTTTTAAACTTTCGTGTAAACTATCTACTTGAAAATTAGGGATAGCAACTAGACTAACATATTGCTTCCCTAAAATAGTACCAATACGTAATGTAGATTTATCGTGTGTTGGACTACCAACAATATATGGCAAAGCACCGTACTTAATAAGTTCTTTGTCCAAATCGCTTTGGACAAGTAATACTTCAGGGCGATACATCCGTGCTACGTGTAATCTAAACTCACCCTTTTTAAAGCCTTTCATTGTCTGAGAGGCTCTATCTAGTTTCGATGTTTTGTACCCGTCAAATTCAGTGAATGTAATTTCACCTTCCTTGTTTCGATATACAGCAAACCCCGTTTCGGAATTTACCGTTAAACCTAGATTTTTCATATTACCTCCTAAATACCAATACTAAGGCAGCCTATAACTTTACTACCATCACGGATAACTTCGGCTGGTACCAATAAGTCATCACGGTCTGGGTAGTGCAGTTTAAACAAAGCGGATACGATGTACCACACACCTTTTTTGTATTCTGGCAACTGAGAACAACGATATATTGTTTGGGTCACTCTGATACCATTAATGTAACCCTGCAATGTCGTTGTTTCATCTAATCGCCACTCCTCACCTTTTACGGCAGGAATGACTTGGTCGATGTCACCTTTTTCATCTAAAATTGTCACTTCATGGGGAGTTTTGTTCAATATTTCCCCATTATAGCTGAATAAAAACATAAAACCCTCCTATTTTTCAATATCGAACCAATCTTGAATTGCAAAAGACAATTCATTGGCACGTAATTCATTGAAACTCATAAAACCAAAGTCTTTATCGTTCCAAAAATAAGTGTCAGATAATGAGAATAGCCCAATATCATGACTTGCTAGTGCCACAGTAGAAGCTAATTTACCACGACAAACTTCACGGTTATAATCGGTGTTTTCAAAAATCATGTCCTTAACTGGGACTACCGAATTGTATAGAAAGATTTTTTCTTTGTTGTTAAGTTTCACTGCCCTTTGGCATACACGTTCAATACGTGCTTTTGTTGGTTTTACCATAGTCCACATGTCGTATGCCAATTCTACAACGACATTGTTTACGTTATATTGAGTGGCTAAGATTGTTAGTTCTTCGCCATTAAGACCAGTAGAGATTTCTCTACCAACCATATTATCTAATTCTTGCTTTTCTTTCAACCAAGATGCAAAGATACCGAAAATTGTTCTAGCCATTATTGTAGCCCTCTCTTTTCCTTTGTTTGAAGAAATTCTGTTCATTCCTATCGTATTCACGATTTTCAGCAGAATTCCTATTGATATGAGACATTCAATTACCACCTTTCAAGCATTTATTGCTTCCATACGATATAGATGCAGTACCCAATATATACTGCAATCCCAATACATATCAAATCTAATCCCATATACCACCTCCTAAAAATCTAAGTATATTAAATAGCCATGATGTTGACACCATTGACCAATTATCAACAATAGCACAAATATACCTAATAGGAATATTGTGTCTTCACAATATTCCTTGTCCTTTTTTTGTTTACGGTATCTATCTTTTGTCATAATGACCTCCACAATAATCACGCCAATACTGGTCTAATTCGTGAACATCGACTTTAAACCAGTATGCGATGTGTTCTACATCTTCACGTGCGTATTCAACAATAATCTTTTCACCACGGCTCTTTTCAGCCTCTAAGTGCCTAGTTGCATGCTCATATAATACACGTTTAACATCGTCAGAAATCATAATTTTCTCCAATTTAAAAAAGACTGGGAAATTAATCCCAGTCTAATTCACCTTTCTTAAAATATTCGTGTTCTAATAAGATAGTATGCATTGACACACACCTTACAGTAGCCAAGCATTCTAAATCATCAGTTTGCAACTCATCAGGCAAATCTTCGCCCATATGAGCTGCTATAATCCTAGCACTGTCTAACATAAGAAAGAAATCAGTACCAGCAGGATAGGTTGCACTAAATTCGGCTTTCATATTCAACCTCCATTGTTTTTTCAAACTGGTCCCATAACTGTACAAGGCGTTTATACTCTTTCCATAAATCATGTGTTGACATAGAAAGAAAATCGTCATACTCATTATATGATGCTGCATAATCGTGAGCATGCTGAGTGGCGTAGTCTTTATTACGCTCACTTGCATCATACTCTAACAGTTTAGATGTGTAATCATAGTTATACGATAAGAAATATACACAATCTACTAATTTGTTATGATTTAGCCAGCGATAGAACTTGAGATACTGCTTAGTATGTGTATTCATTACGCCACCCCCAAGAAATCACACCAATAAGCATTTAGGATATCGAAATCCATGCCGAATAGATTGGCTACACGTTCTACGTCGGTGCGTTCGTAAACAATAATGAGTATTTCATCACCGTTTTCGTCGAACTCATGATTAGTAGACGCACTTTCATACAACGCCGTTTTTACTAATTGTGGAATGTTCTCAAACATGATTATGCCTCCATATCTTTAAATATATAAAAATCCATAGCGTTTTGCATATAATGCTTACGACAATAACGCTTATCGTCGTAATTTTGCAAATTCCACGAATTATACATACGTGTATATAATGTTCCATTTTCAATCCATGGAGCAAAATATTCGCAAATACTTTCAAGAATACGTTTCGCCATAGCATAATCATTAGCTATGATGACGTATGTATTATATGGAGTATGTTCAACTCCACTACAACCGAAAACGAAAATGTTACGTGGATGTGTGTGTTCAAACAAAGACCAGCTCATGATAAGCTCCTTTCTTCGCCGCTTTTTTATGGCGAACCTAGCACCAATTAAAAATTTGTATTGTGTCTACCCAACGTGGTGCTGTCCGTCGGGGACAACCTCACTATGCCTCATCTCCGTGGCTCGACCACAAAACCCAGCAACCATGCGGGCTGGCAGGTTCTCACGTCATGCACCACAGCCACTCAAGCAAACGTATGTTCGATGTTACGGTCTAACTATCGTGCGTGAAATTATATTGCATGAAATTAATTCGTGCGTGATTATATATAAATAAAAATAATCGTATGCAATCAATTAATAACAAAAAGAATTGCATCAAATATAATTG